GTATGAGGTAAACGGTTACGAGAATAACGGTATGGTTTATCCTTTGGCTGATTGGACACAAAAGGATATTCTTGCTTATATGAGGCAGCACAATTTACCCGAACCAGTTCGATATTCATTGAAAGCCAGTTCGGGAGTAGGCTTCAACCTTGATTGTATGCTTTGGATGGAGAAGAATTATCCGCAGGACTTACTGAGAATTTACCGATGCTTCCCAATGGCAGAAAGAGTGCTTTGGGAACATCACAACAAACAAAAATAATAGGAGGATTGCCGAGTTAGACGTAGAAGAGCAAAAACAGCTTCGGAGATTACCGCTCAAAGGGAGAGGTTGCAGCGTGAAGCGTATAATAGATACGGAACAATGTTCACCGAAAGGAATCTGAGCATAGTGAACGCTTATAATAGTGTGATGAATAGGCTTGCGAGAAGGCAAGTTGCAAGCAAGTCGGCTGGTTTAAGTAATGGTTAACATGGAACTATCAAAATACATAAAGAGTGAATCGGTGGAACTTAATCGTTCTGCCATTCACTTTGCGGATTATAATCCCCGAAAACTTTCCGATGAATCACGTAAGACACTGAAACGTGGCATCAAGAAGTTTGGTTTAGTCGGTGGAATTGTCGTGAACAAGCGTACTGGTCTTACCGTAGTCAGCGGGCACCAGCGTTTGTCTGTCATGGACGAATTGCAAAAGTTTCCCGATAACGACTACCGCATTCGTGTCGATGTCATAGACGTGGACGAGCAGCAGGAAAAGGAGTTAAACATTCTAATGAACAACCCTAATGCACAAGGGACATGGGATTTTGACGCTCTTGCCCGTATTGTTCCTGATATTGACTGGAAAGATGCAGGTCTGACCGATGCAGACTTGAATATGATTGGTGTCGACTATCTTTTGCAGACCGAAGAGGAAAACTCTATTGCGGATGCTTTGTCTGATATGATGGTCCCAGTTTCCGAACAGAAAGAAGCCGATAAAGCCGCCAAGCAGTTGGAACGTGTCGAAAAGGTTGCCCACATGAAAGAGGTCAAACATCAGGTGAAAGAAAACGCACAGAAGCAAGCCGAGAACATGGATGCCTATGTGGTGTTGTCCTTTGATACCTATGAAGCTAAAGCCGCTTTCTGTGAGCGGTTTGGGTATGACCCCGATATGAAGTTCATAAAAGGAGAAGTGTTCGATGAACAAGTAGAAAAAATAGATTAATTATTGGGAGGAAAGCTGAGTCAGAAGAAGACAAAGAAGTTTTAACGAAATACTTGGTACTGTAAGAAGATTAAAAAGAGTATATCCAGGAGAAGCAAATAATTCGCGAATCATGAACGCAGCAAGAAACGCAGGTAAGAATTTGGCACGAAACTTAGGAGTAGATGCGTCTGTGTTGTCACTTCCTTATTGGCGAAAGCAACGTGGATATACAACTGTAAGTAGAGGATTGGCAAACGGATAATTAATTATGAGCAATAGTGAATCTCAAAACAGAAAAGGTAAAGGAGGAAGAAAGCCTAAGTTTGATTATACAAGCGAGGACTTTCTTTCTCTCGTGGAATCGTATGCCAAAAAGGGATTCACTGACAAGGAAATTGCTTATGCCATAGGGATTTTGCCTCAAACATTCTGCGAAAAGAAAAGTGAGTACACCGAAATATCCGAAGTCTTAGCGCGTGGGCGCGCGACAATCAATGCCACTGTAAGGGCTAAATTCCTTGCAATGGCTCTCGGTGGCATAAAAACCAAAAGCACCGTGGTAAGAAAGCTCCGTGATTCAGAGGGAAATTTGACAGGTGAGGACGAATTACAAGTTAGCGAAAGCGAGTTGGCACCAAACTTGCAAGCAATGTCTGTTTGGCTGTATCACCACGATGAGGATTGGAGAAAGGTTGAACGCAAGCAGGATGAAGACGCTGATATTCCAACAGACATAGAGCATGGCATCAACATTGATTCCTGGATTAAAGACAAGCTAAAATGATAGTACCTCAAGAAATTTACCATCCATTATATGAGGATAAGGAAAAATTTATAATTCTTATCACCGGTGGGCGTGGTAGCGGAAAGTCTTTCAATGCTTCTACTTTTATTGAGCGGTTGACTTTTGAAATGACTCCTGTAGAGAAGATTGTGCATCAGATTCTTTACACCCGTTACACGATGGTTTCTGCCGGTATGTCTATCATCCCCGAAATGATGGAGAAGATAGATTTGGACGGTACCACGAAATATTTCAAGACCACAAAGACGGACATAGTCAATAAGATGACTAAGAGCCGTATCATGTTCCGGGGTATCAAGACTTCTTCCGGGAACCAGACAGCAAAACTGAAATCCATTCAAGGCATTACGACTTTCGTCTGCGATGAAGCGGAAGAGTGGACAAGCGAAGATGAGTTCGACAAGATAATGCTCTCCATTCGCAAGAAGGGTATTCAGAACCGGATTATCATTATAATGAACCCATGCGATTCCAATCACTTCATCTACAAGAAATACATTGAGAAAACTCACAAGCTGGTAGAGATTGACGGTGTGCAGGTTCAGATTTCCACTCATCCGAATGTGCTCCATATCCATACTACGTATTTTGATAACTTGGATAACCTTTCTCCTGAGTTCCTGAAAGAGGTGGAAGATATGAAGGTGAGTAATCCTGAAAAGTATGCTCATGTGGTTATCGGTCGCTGGGCTGACGTTGCAGAAGGTGCTGTGTTCAAGAAGTGGGGAATTGTTGACGAGTTCCCGGCTTGGGCAAAGAAAATTGCTTTCGGGCAAGACTTCGGTTATACGCATGACCCGTCTGCTTCCATTCGTTGTGGTATCGTTGATAACGCCCTTTACTTGGATGAAGTGGATTACCGTACTGGATTGCTTTCTTCTGACATCATCAAGACTCTTCGCCCGTGGGGATTGAAAGTCATTGCTGACAGCGCAGATCCACGTTTGATTCAAGAGATACACAACGGAGGAATCAAGATATATGCCGTAGAGAAAGGTGCAGGCTCTATCAATGCCGGAATTGACAAAATGAAAGATATGGAGATTTATATAACCAAACGCTCGTACAACTTGCAAAGCGAGTTCAGAAAGTATGTTTGGGCAAAGGATAAGGACGGGAACTATATCAACGAACCGGAAGACCATGACAATCACGGAATAGATGCTGTACGTTACTATGTATTGGGTGAGCTTCTTGGTAAAATTCAGAAGCCGAAAGATTTAACAGGAATATTCACGCATTAAAAATATAAACTATGCCATTGAATTTAGAAGAAATATTAGCATTGCCTGACATCGGGCAGAAGATAAACTACCTGAAGAAAGGTAGGAAGACTGAACTTCCCGACCGTTGCAAACTTTGGGATGATTGGAATTCGGAACGACATGAAATCATGGTTGACAAAAAGAAGTATCCGGACAGAAAGGTTCTTGAAAAAGAAGCTGAGAAACACTTCGATGAAAAAACTGGTAAGACTTATGAAATCGAAGCAAAGTATAAGACTGAACCGGTGAACCGTATCTCCATTCCATTGGAACAAGATATAGTGAACATTCAAACAGCTTTCACGGTCGGCACAGAACCGTCTATGGATTGCACTCCGACTGATGATGATGAAAAGAAGCTGCTGGATGCGGTCAAAGCTGTATTCAAGTCCAACAAAATCAAATATCAGAACAAGAAGATTGTCCGTGCCTGGCTCTCCGAACAGGAAGCGGCAGAATATTGGTATGTTACCGATGATGATTCGTTTTGGGCAAAGTTTTGGAAGAAAATAAAGACTACCTTCGGGGGGAAGGTAAAACCCACCAAGAAACTGAAAAGCGTGTTATGGTCTCCATTCAGAGGTGATAAGCTATACCCGTTCTTTAACGACGAAGGTAAAATGATTGCTTTCTCACGTGAGTACAAGAAGAAGCTCATGGATGATTCGGAGGTCATCTGCTTTATGACTATCACGGACAAAATGGTTTATCAATGGGATTTGTCTAAAGGGTATGAAGAAAGAACGCCTTTTGCTCATGGATTCCCAAAACTACCGGTTCTCTATGCTTATCGTCCAGAACCTTATTGCAAGAAGATAAAGACATCCCGTGTCCGGCTGGAAAAACTGTTATCCAATTATGCTGATTGCATCGATTATCATTTCTTCCCATTGCTGAAGCTAATTGGAGATGTAGAGGGTTTCATGGGTAAGGTTAAGGATAGAATGGTCAAACTTACAGGTGAAGGTGCGGATGCTCAATATCTGACGTGGAACCAAGTTCCGGATACGGTACGTTTTGAAGCAGAAACACTCACCAATATGGCTTATGATATGTCAAACACTCCAAGAATATCCTTTGAAACGTTGAAGGGGGTAGGCAAAGCATCAGGAACCGCTTTCCGTTTTATGTTCATGGGTGCACATATGGCGGTAGAAAATCACGGTGAGGTTATCGGTGAGTTCTTACAGCGGAGAGTGAATTTCATTGTTTCCGCTTTAGGCTCTATCAATCCAACCGAGTTTAGCAAGGCATCGCAGACCATTGACATAGAAACAGAACTGGTTCCATATATGATTGATGATTTGAATGATAAGGTGACTACTGCCGTTTCCGCTGTCAGTGGTGGCATCTGGTCAACGCGTGAGGGAATCATGTTTGCCGGAAATGCTGATAGGGTAGAAGAGGAACTTGCAGAAATCAAGGAGGAACAAGCAGCAAAGAATGAGCAAATCGGAGATAAGGGACAGAAAAACGCCTCTTAGTTAGAAAAATTACGGGACTTATAGTTTTAGTATAAGAAAAATAGTTAGCGGTGGCTTCAAAGAGTTGCCGCTATTTTTTTGCTCTTTTAAATTATAAATATTAGAATATAATTTTGAATTATAGAATTATATATGTATTTTTGTCACACGATAATTGAGTAACCAATGAGAATATTTACCGAACAAGCATTAAAAGAATATGCAGAGAACCATCCCGATTCAAAGGTCGCTTTGCAAGAATGGACTACCATTGTGAAAAGAAGCAAGTGGACCTGTTTTGCCGATATTAAGAAAACGTTTAATAGCGTTGATAATGTAGGTAATCAACACTATGTTTTCAATATCAAAGGCAATAACTATCGTTTGGTAGTAGTGATTAAATTCACTATTCAGTTTGTGTATATTCGCTTTATTGGTACTCATAAAGAATATGATAAAATAGATTGCGCTAATATTTAGAATTATGACAAAGATAGAAAATCAAGCCCAATATGAATGGGCGGTGAAAAGAGTAGAGGAACTTCTTCCATTAGTGAAAGATGATACTCCTTTGAATGACCCAAATAGCATAGAATTGGAGCTTCTTTCTAATTTGGTTGCTGATTATTCCGAAGAACATTTTGCATTGGGAGAACCAACACTTGTGGAGGTTCTTAAACTTCGTATGTACGAAATGGGGCTTAATCAAAAATCACTTGCAAAGTTGGTTGGTGTCAGCCCATCACGATTAAGTGATTATATATCTGGTAAATGTGAACCAACCTTGAAAGTTGCTCGTGAGATAAGCCGGAAGCTAAATATTGATGCAAATATAGTGTTAGGAGTATAAATTCAAAGAATAAACTACTATGGAAAAGAAATATCAAGTGTTTGTTAGTTCAACTTATCAAGATTTGCAAAAAGAACGACAAGAGGTAATGCAGGCTCTTTTAGAACTTGATTGCATACCTGTTGGAATGGAATTGTTTCCAGCAGCCGATGACGACCAATGGACTCTAATAAAAGGGCTTATTAGTGATTGCGACTATTATGTTTTAATAGTGGCAGGTAGGTATGGATCTATAGATAGAAAAACAGGGAAAAGTTATACGCAAATGGAATATGAGTTTGCTGTTGCAGAGGGGATACCTGTAATTTCATTTGTGCACAAAGAACCCGGTAACATTCCTGCATCAAATACAGAAGCTACAGATGAGGGGAAAAACAAATTGAAGATTTTTATTGAATTAGTTGAGAAAAAAATGTGTCAATTTTGGACGTCTCCAGAAGATTTAGGATCGAAAGTAAGCAGAAGTTTAGTGAAATTGATTAAAGCTAAACCTCGTATTGGCTGGATAAAAGCAACTCAGGCATCCTCTTCTGAAGCTAATAAAAAGATTTTAGATTTAAAATTAGAAAATGATAAACTGAAGGATGAAATGGAGAAATTAAAAACAGCTTCGGCATCTCCTTGTGGAAATTTTCAGCAAGGAGAGGATTATTATACAATTTCTTATACACTATATGGCTCAAATGATGATGGCGATGGTGTTCCTGAAACATATAAAATGACTTGGAATGAGCTTTTCGAGTATATCCTTCCTGAAATGATAGATCCTGTTGGCGACTCAGAAATAGATAACATTTTATGTTCTTTTTTACAATATATATCCTCTTTGAAGTATTCTAATGTGCCTATAGAAGAATTAGCTGCAGAAATCTCAAACAGTGATTTTAAGAAGATAAAAATACAGATGTTAGCTTTAGGTATTTTGCATCCGGTTAAAAATAGATTGCAAACGGGAACAAAGTGGAAATTATCTGAATATGGCTATAATTTAATGATTAAATTGATTGCTTTAAAAAAATAATATTATGGCTTGCTTCCACTAGGAAGTATAAAAGATTCATGGCGTGACAGCGATCACGCCTTTTTTTATGTCATTTCACGACAATCGTTTCATTGTCGTGTATCGCCTATCTAATAATTTCTCATCCTCTTCATTAATAGCGAAATTTACCGTATGAAATTATAATTCAAATTCATACGGTATGACAATCTTAGAACAAATCTTGGCAGGGCTGCAACAGAAGTTTACTGGGGTGGACACTGCTATCTTAACCCGAATTGCCACTAAGAAGGCAGAGGGTGTAACGGACGAGACAAAGGTAAACTCCATTGTTGAGGGTATCGGTTTTTCGGACGTGCTTAATTCCTATGGTGATTTCCGTGCTGGGGATGCTTCCAAGACCGCAGTTTCCAACTACGAGAAGAAGCATAACCTTAAAGACGGTAAGCCAATCGAGACTACCACAACCACCAAAACGGAAGAGGATAAAGACGATGTGCCTGCATGGGCGCAAGCTTTAATTGACTCCAACAAGAACCTTTCTGATAAGCTAACACAGTTTGAAACGGAAAAGGCTCAAGCAACACGTAGCCAGCAGATTTTGGCAAAGGCAAAAGAGTATGGTATTCCCGAAAACTACGCCAAACGATGCGCCATTAAGGACGATGAGGACTTGGACGCATACTTCAAGGACTTGAAGCAGGAGTTCGCAAATGACGGCTTCAAAGGCGTAACCCCTCCCGAATCAGCGGAAGCGAAGATTGAGAAAGAATCTGAATCTATCGCCAAGATGATTGATGAGGGAACGAAAACAATTGTTGAACAAAACAAGAATTAATTATGTCAGCAGGATTTAAGTATGACTTGGTTCCGCCCGTTGAGCAAGAGGAACGCTACGATGTCCAGACCGGCATTCGTAGACGTGGTCCGTTCAAACTTGATACGCAGAACCTGGTAGTGGGAAGTTTTCTTCCCGGATTTACACCGATTTATGCAGACTTGAAAAACAAGTTCGCTTATGCGGTAATCAATGTGAGAGTTGTGGAAGCTTATACCACTGGTGGAGAGGCTTTGTCTATCAAAGTAGCCAAGAACTCTTTGGCTTATGTGGGTATGTTTGTCGGAAGCGGTAAGAAAGGTGCAGAAGTAACGGCAATTGATAAGTCTAATGCCGGTTATGATGTATTGACTATTAAGGCTGCTTTTGGTGAGAATATCGCCAAAGATGCCGTATTATTCAATGCGGTTGCAGTTGATGGTTTAAAACAAAAGCATGTAGCTAATTCGGCTCTGTTTAACCGTACAAAGGTTGAGGACGGAATCACATTGGTTTCATTGCTTCGTACAGCCGCAGAGATTGAACCTTCAAAATTGGTTATGCCGTTCTCTGAGAACGATAAAGCCAACATGAAGGGATGGTTTGAGTTTAACGAGTAAGGAGGTAGGATATGTTTTTAACGATTCAAACATTATTCGATGATGCGAACATCGTTTCCGCTATCATCAGACGTGTGAACCAGACACGCAAGGACACAATCTATTGGCAACAGTATCTTACTTTCCGCAGAGTAACTACTCGTGTGTTCAAGGATTATATCGGTTCTGTAACCGGAGTTATGGCCGGCTCTATCAATTCACGTTTTGGAGAGAAACCCATTCGTGAACGCAGGAATATCGGTTCAGGATATGGTGAGATTGCCTATTTGGGTGATGCTTATCAGATGTCTATTGACCGTCTTTCCGAATTGCAGGATTTGATTGACAAGTTCAATGCAGCTAAGCCAGCCGACCAAAAGGCTGCAATGGAAGAGATTGTAAACTTCTTGGCAGACGACTACCGTCAGATTACCCTTGCTGCCCACAAGCGTATGGATATTATTGTCGGTGCGCTGTTGATGCTTGGTGAAGCCACCGTTTACAACAAAGACGCTGCAATCACTTCCGGTCAGACCAATAATAAACTGCTGGAGATTACCCTTCCGTTCAATTTTATCAAGCCGAAAAGTGGAGATGTGGTTGTGGACGGAAAGAATATGTTTATCTCTTATTTGAGAGAGAAACTTCATTCCTTGGCACCGGACTATGGCGTTTATGCCAAGATGATAATGACCCGTGCATCTTTCAACAAGCTTATTCTTGGTTCATCTGAATTTGGTGAGCAGTACAAGATGATTCTCGGCAGCAACGAAATGAAGTTGAGTACGGGATTGGTTTCCTCTTCTTTGGCTTCCGAAGTGTTCACCGGCATCGGTCTGCCTCGCATCGAAATCAAGGAGGACTATGTGAAAGACCAGACGGGAAAAAACGTGCAGATTTACGCGGATAACCGTATTACTCTGTTGCCTTCTGACAACATTGGTTATATGCGCCATCATACCCCGTATGAAGCGACAGACCCGGTACAAGGACGTACTTATATCCCGTCAGAGGGGCAGATGCTTATCTCCAACTACCGTGACAAAAACGGTCGCTACATGGAATATACGGCAGAGTGGATTCCGCAGATTTCCAATCCAGATTTGATAACCAATTTCGATTTGAGCGAAATTGCATCCATCCAATCAGCATAAGGAGGTAGGATATGAAAGTAAAGGTTATATCAGTTTTCCGCGACAAGTTCACCGGAAAGTATTATACTCCCGGTGAAGTGATTGAAGTCGGTGAGGAAGCCCGTGTGCTGGATATGGAGAGTCGTAAACTCGCTGAACGGGTTGAAGCAAAACTTCCCGAAGTGAAAGCACCTGAAGAAAAGAAGGAGGTGAAAATCTCCCTCTTTGAGAAAGAGTTCGAGAAAAAGACTTTGGTTGATGCTTTGAAGTCCATCGGCGTACAGGCTTCCGGCAATATGAAAGAGGAAACTCTTTTGTCTAAGGTTTCAGAACTGGATGAAGAATCAACAGCCAAACTGAAAGAAGCATTAGGTATCGAGTAAAAGGATAGGGTAGCGCTTCTACCCTTCCATTGTCTAATTTTATAAATCAGAAAAGAAATGAAGAATTTTATTTTTGCCATGTGTGGCTTTTTAATGATGTCTTTGGTTTCGTTGAGCGTGCAGGCAGCAAGTGTGGAATCTCCCAAGTGTGAATATGTGAATCCATCGGTTAATGCCGGTTTACCAGATATTCAGTTTATCACTTTGGAAACGGCTCCGGCTGATTGTGTTGTACTGACCATGACGCATCCCGTGTTTTTGGTTGCAAATAACCCGGCTATGATGTGTTTGATAAAAGAGGGAATAGCTATTCAAGGGGTACGAATTAATGTTCCCAAATGTCCGTTCAGATACATCTATAAATCAAAGTATTGTACGCATTATAGCTATACCGCATATAGTAAACTGATTACACCATATTGAATGATAGCAGCCATGAGTAACAAGGAGTTTGTATTAAGCGTATTTGATAAGAACACCCCGTCTAATCTTGTAGTTGAAAATATACTTTCAAGAACGGGATTGGATGGTGAAGAACCTTTTGCCGAGGAAAATAGGGCAAGATTAGAGGTCGCTTGTGCCAAGCAAATTCCGTGGATGATACAAAATCCATCTTCGGTCAGCGAAAGCGGATTTTCTGTGTCTTGGTCTAATCATGTTGATAGCCTAATGAAATTGTACTCATGGCTGTGTAAACAGTACGGTTTGAAAGACGAACTGGGTAACAAACCTAAAGTGACTTTCTTATGATATTCGCTCCACACATATTGCAGGTAAAAGTTATCACCCCGATGGATAAGGATGAGTTTGGCAGACCTATTCCCGGTACCGGTGGTGAATACTGGCAGGAGGTATGTAAGTGCCGTTGTGATGACAACACGACCAAGGAGTTTAAGTCAGAAAACGGCTCAGTATATCGCCCTAACTATCATGTAGTATGTGAGAAAAGAATTACTGTCAAGGCTGGCGATGAAGTACGTTGCATGGATGGTGATGGCGTAAGAGGTCAAGGCGAAGTCTACACGGTAAAGAGTACAAACTACTTTAACTACTCGGAATTATGGATGTAGATTTCGATTTCTCAGATGTCGACTCCTTTTTCGATGAAGGAGAATGGGAGGTCGAAAAGAAGATGATTGATGTAGGCGATGAAGCCGTGAAGTACGCGGAGGAACATGGCGATTATCAAGACCACACACTCACTTTGAGAACGTCCAATGATTACGATGTCGATAAAGACGGTTTGACATTGAAAAACGAAGCGGAATACGCATCATTCGTAGAATCTAAAGGGTATGATGTTTTGAGTAGTGCTGCTTTATATGCGGAGAAACGATTAAAAGAAGAATTTGAAAAATGAAAAAGTACATTGGAACAAAACAGATTGAAGCAGAACCTATGACAATGGGCGAAGCTGACAAAAACTGCCTTATTGCAGTGGGTGAAAGATTGTCAAAGGAAGAACAGTCCATCGAAGGTTATCATACCAAATATGATGATGGTGTTGAATCATGGCTTCCTAAAGATGTGTTTGAAAAGGCATACAAAGTAGCTGATACATTTAAGGACCGTTTAGCTATTGAGCATGGAGAATTGGTTGAACGCTGTAATAAACTGAACGAATTTATTATGACCGATAAGTTTGAAACTATTGTCACCGACCCAAATCAACGTGAGTTGCTGAGAGAACAATATGATTTGATGCTTCGGTATCAGGCGGTATTATCTAAACGTATTCAATCCTTATAATTATGAAGTACAGAAAGAAACCTGTAGTAATAGAAGCTGTCCAGCTTAAAGTAGATAATTTCGATGCTGTATGTGATTTCATGGGTGGAACTCCCGTACCGAAACACAATCCCGATTTCGGTATAGATGAGCATGGCAACACCAACGAGCCTTATCTTGGAGTGTACATCGAAACACTTGAAGGCAAAATGCTTGCAAGCTATGGCGATTACATCATCAAGGGAGTAAACGGTGAGTTTTATCCTTGTAAGCCGGATATCTTTGAGAAAACATACGATAAAGCCGACGATTCATCCGTAATGTGCTTCGGTGATGCTATCGAAGTGTTGAAACAAGGTGGAGCTGTTCGTAGAAGTGGTTGGAACGGTAAAGGTTTGATGGTATTCAAACAAGTGCCAGCTCATATCGAAAGCGACATCATCCCTAAGATGCAATCGCTTCCCCAATCGGCAAAAGACCTTATTCTGAAAGGTAAGGGATTCATTGACTATACCAGTCAATGCCTTATCTACAACGAGAACACAGGACGCGCTGATTCATGGGTTCCGTCTATCAGTGATGTATTTGCAGAAGATTGGGAGATTGTGGAATGATAGTAACTACCGACATAGGAAACATTCTCTATCGGGACTGCAAGGCTTTCGGAATAGATATAGTGCCTGATGGTGAAACGTTGACGGGTGAATTGAAGTCCGAAAGGATTGTCATCCACACGAAGAAACAACAGCCGGGAAAGTATTGGAAGAAGTCTTTCGCAGAAGTGAATCTATGTGTACCCAATTTAAGCGAGAATGAAGCGAACACAATCCGGCTTAACGAACTTGAAAGAAAGGCTGGCAAGCTGCTTGATGATGTAGTAAGTACCTATGACGGTACAACCTATCGTTACTCTATCGAATCAATTGGCACGGAAGCGGATACAGCTTTGAAATGCCATTACGTGAATGTGAGAATTTTATTTAAAGTAATAAATGTAAAATTATAGGATTATGATTTCAGCAGTAGGAATAAAAAGAATCTTGTTTGCCGATATTGATAAGGTAACGGCAGACATTACCCCCGAAATCGCAAAGACTTTGATTCAAGCCGCTATCAAAGCGAAAGATGAGGTTTTGAATGTACACGGGGAAACGTGGCAGATTGAGGAAACGGAAGCCTCCGTCACTGGGTACAAGAACCAATTAACGGGAAAGAATTACCGTTTCGATGATGTGCCGGGAGAAGTATCACCCACTTTCTCTATCGGACAATATGACTGGAAGACAAAGAAAGCGTTCATGGGGGGCGATGTTATTCAGGCAACATCTAAAGATGTGGGTTGGAAGCGTGCTTTAGACAAAGTTATTATCAACAAAGCATTGTTCTGTCTGACCGATGATGATGTCTGGTTCATCTTCCCAAAATGCCGTATTGTTTCCCGTGAAGCCAATACGGATAAGGCAATTGCAATCGCTGTAAAAGGCTTGGTGCAGGAACCGGGAATTGAAGGTGTTTCTTCTGAGTATAACTACGAAGAGGGGCAGATTAAAGCTTTGCAGGCATGAACTATAGTAACCATTGTACCTACTCCTTCCGATGCGACCGTAAAGCTGGACGGTGTAACGGTCAAGTCAAAGCAGGTGAATGCTGGAGCTACCGTTCACTATGAAGTGTCGAAAGTGGGGTACGTCACTCAGTCAGGAGATATTAAAACCACTCCTTCTGAAGTTGATACCACTCTTAAAAAAGAGATAACATTGGTAAAAGTACAAGAGTGATAACCGGGGGATGGGTATATACCATTCCCCCTTTTAGTTTAAGAATATGAATCAAGCAGCAAAAACGGTTTCTGATGCTTTGTTAGGGCTGGATTTCATGAATGTGGAGATAGGAGGGATGGTTTATACCATTAAACCTCCTACAATTAAAATTATCTGTCGTGCCATTCATCATTTTTCCAATATCGGCATGACTGGAGATAATGTCATGGAAGCTATTAAAGAACTTCCTGAAGCTACTGAAGATATGCTGAAAGGTATTTCATGCTTCATCTGCGGAAATGATAGTTTGGTCAAAGAATTGGAGAACGGCACTTTTGAAGAAGTCAAAGATGCCTTGGAAGTCTGTTTCTCTATGATGGATATTTCGGCTTTTCAGTGTGTCAGCTCGATGAGGAACGTGTCGATGCTGGCAGCAAAACCGAAACAGTAGGAAACACAACGTTCTTCGGGCAGATAGCCCATTTGATTGACACGCTGCATCTGAGTTATACAGAAGTGTTTGAGATTATCCCTTATCGGAATCTGCTGATGATGCAACGGGATAAATTACACGCAGTATATGGTGGTCAGAAGGTGAATAGAATCAGTGGTAAGGAATTGGCTAATCGTAGGAAAAAGAAATAGATATGGCGAAATTATATTTTAAGGTAGGTAGTGACTGGGAAGAAGTTGTAAGACTTCGTAATGAAATTGCAAAATTAAAGCAGGAGTTAATGAGCATGGATGGCACGCAGTCTCCTGCTGCTTTCAAGGCTTTAAATGCCCAACTTGCTGCATCCAACCAAAGATTGGATGAGTTGGTGACTAATGCAGCCAAAGTTGGAGCAGAGATGGATACGGGATTCAAAAGGAAAATCTTCGATGCTTCTCAGGTCGTGAATGGATTCACAGAGAAGATTCTTGCTCAAAAAGCGGTAGTTAAGGATATTGAAGCGGATGTAAAACGCCTTGGAGATGCTTATCGTATAGCATTGAAAAGGAATTCGTTATCAGCAAATAGCAAGTTAGAAGAATACAATGCTGCCCGCAAAGCTCTTGATGAAGAAAAGGCGGCTTTATTTGGATTAACCCAACAACAAGCCGAAGCGCGTCTTTCCGTAAAGAAACTCCGTGATGAATATACACTTTATAAGAATGATGGGAGACAAGTAGTAGAAACTAACGAAGGTATCGCTATATCTTGGAAAAAAGCATTGGCGGTTATTGGTGGTGCTGGAGTATTAAAGGCATTAGGTTCTGAAATGATTCGTGTTCGTGGAGAATTTCAATCCATGCAGACCGCTATTGAGACTATGGTTGGAAAGGATATGGCAGGGCAACTGATTCCGCAAATCAAGGAGCTGGCTAAGATTTCTCCACTTACTATGTCAGATATGGTTGGAGCAGAAAAGATGATGCTTGGATTTAACATACAAGCAGAAGACACTATCAAATACTTGAAAGCCATTAGTGATATTTCTATGGGGGAATCCAGTAAGTTCAATTCGCTGACTTTGGCATTTTCACAGATGTCAGCAGCGGGTAAACTTATGGGGCAGGATTTGAATCAAATGATAAACGCTGGATTCAACCCGTTACAGATTATCTCCGAAAAGACCGGAAAATCTATCGCAACTTTGAAAGATGAAATGTCCAAAGGTGCTGTTTCCGCTGAAATGGTTCAACAGGCATTCATTGATGCAACTTCCGCAGGTGGTAAGTTCTATAATATGTCTGAGAATGCTTCAAAGACTATCAATGGTCAGTTGTCTATGATGCAGGATGCTTTGGATTCCGTGTTTAACGAATTGGGAACAAAGTCGGAAAGTGTTATCATGGACGGTATTCAAATGACAACTTCGTTGATTCAGAATTATGAAACAGTAGGTAGGATCTTGGCTGGATTAGTGGTTACTTATGGTACATACCGGACCGCAGTGATGCTTGTTACTGCTGCCGAAAGTAAACATACTCTTGTGGAGATTGGACTTACCAATGCCCGTTTATTGGCACGAAAGGCGCAGTTAGCTTTAAACGCTGCAATGCTTACCAATCCTTATGTAGCTTTAACTGTCGTTATCGGTGGGCTTGCTACTGCAATGTGGGCAATGTCTGATAGTGCAACTGCTGCGGCCCGTGCTCAAAAAGAATATAACGGCATTAAAGATGTAGCATTTAAAAAAGAACAGGAACACAAGCTGAAAATCGAAGAATTATTGATGGCTGCTCGTGATGAGAGTTTGGCTACTCTTACTCGGCAAAAATCATTAGAAGAACTTCGTAAAGAATACCCTAAAATTTTCGAACAATACGATATTGAAAAGCTAAAGTTGGAGGATATCTTAAAGTTGAAGCAAAAAATAAACGAAGAAGATTCAAGGCGTTCTGTTCAAGGCAGGAGAGATGATTATAATGCTCTAAAACAAACGATTGCTAACCAACGGAGATATTTGCAGCTATTTGATAATCCCGATTTACGGAAGAATATGTCTGATTCCGATAAAGAAATATGGAAAATGTTTTCTGGTAATCAGTCATACGTACAGGTGCGTGAGCAAATGGAGAAAAACTCTGAACTTTTAAAAAAGTATCAGAAAGACATGTTGGATGATAATATTTCCGCTTACAAATCCAATCTTAAAAACTATTCTAAAGAGAAGCTTGAAGCGGAATTGAAACTTGCTCAATCGTCTGCATCCAAACGCAATGGTTTTGTTGTAAACGGGATGATGGTTAAAGGTGGAGATTTAGAAAGCATTATTTCTTCAATTAATGGAGCGTTGGCTAAAAAGAAATCCCCTACTACTTATAAGCAGGATTATGAGAAAGCGAAGAAAGACTGGGATGATGCTAAGAAGAAACTTTCTGAAATAGAAAAGGATAAATCTAAGTTTACCTCAAAGCAGTATGAAGAGGCTAAGAAACGGGCGGAAACAACTGAAAAAGCCTATAAAAATTTAGGTGGTATTACCGGAAGTTCATTAACCAAGCAGGAAAATCAAGCCAAGAAGGAAGCCGGCAAAAAGTTAAAGCAGCAAGAACAGCTTGCCGAACAACTTCTCTCCCTCCGCCGTAAGAACCAGCAGGATGAAATCAACCTCATGGCTGATGGAACAGAAAAGAAACTGGCTCAGATTGACTTGGACTATCAGAAAGAACTGGATGCCATCCGTAAGCAAGAACAGGAATGGAGCAAGGCTAATGGTGGCAAGCTGACAAAGGAGCAGTCTGTACAAATATCCCTTTCGTATTCGCAGGCAGAAAGTAAGCGTGACAAATCAATTTCCGATTTGAATAAAGAAAAGTTTGAATCCGACAAAAAGGCTTGGCAGGAATACTTCATCGAGTTTGGCAACTATCAAGAGAAACGAAAAAACCTTGTGCAGAAGTATGATGATGAGATAGCCAAGCTGCACACAGATAGTCCTGAATACGCTATCAAGGTAGCCGAAAAGAATCAGGCTGTAGAACAACTGGATGAACAGTTTGGTCACTCCGCAAAGGCAATGGCAGACCTCTTTGAAGACGCTGGCAATAAATCGGTATCCGCCATTCAGACTATTATTGACAAGTATGAAACACTTGTCAAGTACATGTCTGGTACAAAGGAAAGTGACGGAACGAATGTTACACTTGACGAATTGAAAGCACTCGGATTCACTGATAAGGATATTGAAAAGATAGAAAAGGGTGAAATCTCCATAAAGGATGTAACGGATGCAATCAGGGGGCTAAAGGATGAGCTGAAAGGCAAATCACCGTGGCAGGCTTTCGTCTCTGACCTGGAGAAAGGGATAGAAGCCATAAAAAAGGGTGGCAACGATTCCAAGAAAGTCGGTCAAGGCATCACCGATATAGGAAATGCTGTAACGTCTTTTGCTCCTGCGCTGGGTGAGTTCGGCACTAACATCGCCAATATATTCGGTGCCAGCGATTCCGCTATAACAGGAATTACCGATGCTTTAGGGGGATTGGGCACTACAGCCGCCGGTGTCGGTCAAATTATGTCCGGTGACATTGTGGGTGGTGCCATGAGTGCTGTCAGTGGAGTATCATCTGTTGTGTCTGCCCTTGACGGTCTGTTCGGTGCAGACTATTCTTATTATGACGAGATGGTAGAGCAATATAGCCTATTGAACGATATTTGGGATGAACTGATAGACAAAAAGTTGGAATACATCAACACATCTTACGGGGCTGAAGCTAATAAGGTAGGAGAGGAAGCCTTAGAATTGGCGGAAAAAAGTATTGAGAGTTACCGTATTCTTGGTAAAGAAAGACTGAACGCAGGTTCATCAGCCGGTTCCCACTCCATAGGTGTGCGAATTCGCAAGGGAATGTCCGAACAGGGATGGGAAGAAGCACGCAAAGCTCTTAATGACGAACAGTGGTTTAAAGAAATCTCAACCGGAAGAATGGAAAGCCTGTTTGACCTTTCTACCGAACAATTGGAGAGACTTAAATCGGAAGCACCTACTTTTTGGGCTAAATTAGATGAGGATGTTAGAAATTACCTTGATAAAATTATCGATGGGGAAGAACGCATTGAGGAAATTCATAATCAGATAAACGAGCAGCTTACACAAATCACATTCGATGGTGTGTACAGTAACTTTATAGATACCTTAATGGATATGAAAGCATCATCCAAAGATGCTGCCGAAGACATATCGGAATATTTCATGCGAGCTATGCTCTCCGAGCAGGTAGGCGCACTCTATCAGGACAAGCTAAAGAAGTGGTATGAGAAATTCGCAAAGGGTATGGAGGATGGTTCTTTGACGGAATCCGAAAGAAATGCGCTGAATGCTGAGTATATGGGCTACATTGAAGAAGCCATGAAACTGCGTGACGAGCTTGCCGCAGCAACCGGATATGATAAAATTTCGCAAGAATCAACATCGCAGTCAGCTTCATCCAAAGGCTTTCAGGTAATGAGTCAAGATACCGGCGAAGAGTTGAACGGGCGGTTTACTGCTTTACAAATATCCAATGAGGAGATAAAGAACCAAAATACTATTCAATCCCAATCTCTCAATCTTCTTACAGCGAAAGCGGATGCCATCCTATCCATAAATACGGAAACAAGGAATATCGCTGATGATACGCGAGATTTGATAGCACAATCTTATCTTGAATTGGTACAGATTTCGGAAAATACAGGAGCTATTGTAAAACCAATCATTCAAATTCAGAAAGATATGGCAGAAGTGAAAAACAATACATCTAAATTATAAACTATGTCAGATTTATTGATAAATACCCAAGACGCCTACACAACATGGGGGGTAAGAATGGGAGAGGGCTTTCTTGATGTACTTGGGGCATCATCACCCATGAAAGAATTTATAGAAAATAAGTCCCGGTTAGAACATGGAAAACGTGTGATAATCAATAATCCTAAAGTCGATGAAAGGGAAATAACTCTTTCGTTTGCTATCGAGGGTAGTTCTCGGTCCGATTATCAATCAAAGAAAAAAGCTTTCTTCGATGAGCTTTATAAAGGCAAGGTTGATATTCAAGTCCCGGCTAATAGTAGCGAGATTTATCATCTGATTTATCTCGGCAAAAGTATCACTTACGCACAGAGTTTAGACCGAACTTTTGGAAAAATTTCAGCCAAGTTCAACGAACCGAATCCGGCAAACAGAACCTAATTCACGACATTGGTTCTATTGTCGTGTATGTGAGTGCTCAAAATTGGGCACTCTTTTTTTTATCCCCGAACTTTGAAGACATGGAACAAATCGACATCAAAGACATATCCGGTGCTATCCAGCTTACAACTCTGATCAATGAAGGTTGCAAGCGTAAGTTCACTCTGATGAAGGAGGACCACATCATATTAAAGTTCTCCTTGGAGAGTCCCATATATTTCAAACTTGGTTCATACGTGGAGTGCGACTTCGGGCTGTTCGAGGTGTGTGACTTGCAGAAGCCCGCGTTCAACACCGATAACGCAGGCTACGATTACGAATTAAGGCTTGATGCCTATTACTGGAAATGGAAAAACAAAATCTTTAAATATACCCCCGAAGTGTCCGGGCAGGAAGCGTCCTGGAATCTGACTGCCCCGCTTGACGTACAAGCCGGTATAGTCCTTAGAAATTTGAAAGCTCTTGGTTATGCGTATAAAGGTCAGGATTTTGTTTTCTCCATTGACAGCACTGTAGAGAATAAGGCGCTACTGATGACTTATGACAACATCAACATCCTTGACGCCTGTTTTGAGATGGCGAAGAAATGGGATTGCGAATGTTGGGTGACTGAAAACATCATCCATTTCGGACGTTGTGAGTCTGGCGATGCGGTTAACTTTGAAATCGGGGTGAACGTTGTAGAGATGTCACGTTCCGATTCCCAATCGACCTACGCCACCCGAATCTATGCATTCGGCTCAACAAAGAATATCCCATCTGACTACCGCCCCGTTGATGAGACTGTAGTGCTGAACGGCGTTGTGCAAAAACGCTTAATGTTGCCCGACGGAACTCCGTACATAGACGCTTATCCTGATATGACTACCGAGGAAGCCATTGAACAAGTGGTTATCTTCGATGAAGTCTATCCCCGAAGGGTCGGCACCATGTCGGATGTCACAACTATTGAGGTGACAGACAAGGTGGAGAATGAGGACGGCACAACCACCGAGGAAAAATGGAATGCCTACCGCTTCAAGGATACCGGCATTACCTTCTCAAAGGACTATATCCTCCCCGGTGAGGAATTGAAAATCATTTTCCAATCCGGCAAGTTGAATGGTATGGAATTCGCTGTAACATTCGACCCTGACAATAAGAATGAACAACTTTGGGAAATAGTCAGAAATGAGAACTACGGCAGACCGCTTCCGGACGGAGTGCTTATTCCTGAGAATGGGGATACTTATATTCTATCCGGTTGGGACAGTACGAAAATAACCGAACTGGGGCTCGTGGGTGCCGCCGAACAAGAGCTGAAAGGCGAAGCGGAGAAATCTGTAGCCAAATCCAAGATAGACCCTTCTACATATAACTGTAAGATGATGTCGGATGTCGCATACAGTGAGGACGGAGTGCACAATCTCTACGGCATCGGTCAGAAGGTTAACTTAATCAATAAGGCTTATTTTGAGAACGGAAGGCAGTCAAGGGTTATCGGATACGAGTTTAATCTTGACTATCCTTATGATTCTCCGATTTATACAGTAGGGGAGACGGCAGCCTACTCGCGTATAGGGGACCTCGAAGGCAAGATAGAATCTCTTACCCTGAAAGGTCAGACTTATACAGGCTGTTGGGGCAGTGGGGTTTATCTGATTAAAAGAAATGATTCCACACCGGCTACCGACAATAATGCATTCTCGGCTCTGCGCGCGCTCACTGAGTTCATCAGTAAGAAAAAGGATGATGTCGTACAAGGGATTATCACTTTCATGAAAGGCTTGCGTATCGGCAAGTTCGTTACCGGCATGCTCGGCGGACGTGGCGCCTCCATGTGGCTTGATGAAAACGGGAAATCAATCCTTGAAATAGACAGGATTCTTGCCCGTGAAGAGCTGATTGTTCCCAAAATCACATTCAACTGCATTGATGTGATAGCCGGTGACAAAGCAAACACATTTGCCTACGGTACCATTAAGACCGTAGACAGGGAAAAACGCATTGCCACGCTTGACCTGCTGGACGACCAGTGGGGAACGCTGCACGTCAACGACATCTGTCGTGGCGTCTTCCACAATTTGGAAGGCAGCAACGAAGAGCAGACCCTGTTCGACAAGAACGGCTTCATGGGATACTCCGGCTTTGCCACTTCATATTTTACTCCCACCCGGATTGTTGAAAGCAAAGCCGGGCTGATGAGCTTCGAATACAACCTGCAAGTGGGCACCGGCGTACACCCCATGCCCGGGATGAACTTCTTCGCCTACGGCAATTTTACCGACAAGGAGCGTCAGTCCATCACCTACGAGAACCGCTACTACAAGCGTATCCTGGAGGGAGTGGATACCTGGCAGATTGACCCCGACAAACATATCATGTACCAGTCCGGGCTGCTGGACGGCACTACCATCGGCGGCATGGAGATGCACGGTCACGGGACGTTCCAGAAGAACGGTTACATGACCGGCGTGCATATCCAGTTCACTCCCGACCAGGTGGACCAGCTCACTGCATACAGCGTCAACCTGTCCAGCTACGAGGGTGTTGTGACAGTGGACGAAGAGGGCAATATCATCAACGGGGCAAAGACCGTGCAGAATGTGACCGCAGGCGGCAGGAACGTAATAGGCGGAGAAGAGAATGTGGTGGCGACCGGCTTCCGCCTTTCCACCCGCGTGCAGGCTTTCAAGGGCGAAAAGGAACTGGTTTACTCGGAAACCTTGAAAGCCGGCGCGTTCATGGTGTCAATCGAGCCTGTCGGCTGCACTGCGCACGTGGAGAACGGGGTTGTCATTGTGGATGGGCTGACCGACCTTGGCGGCATGAGCATCGGCATCACAGTGAACTGCGAAGGAAACGCATCATTCCTGAAAACCTATACCATCAATGTCAACCAAAACGGATGGAACATCATATCGGCGGACCTGTCAAACGAAATGTGCGCCGTACATTGCGACACCTATGGCAACGTGCTGAACGGACTGCCCTGCACGACTGTTGTCAGCATGTGGTATGGCACGCGCCGGCTTGGATTGGACAGGATAGAAGTGGAAGCGTCTGAGGGTGTCAGTGTATCCAAAGATGTGGAAACAGGCGTGATTACCGTCACCGCTATTCCGGCAGTGCCCGGCAGCAGGGTTATCACCATCCCGGTACGGGCATACGCCACGTTTGCCGGTGAACAATATTCCAAGCCGGTGCAGTTCGGCATCACGAAGCTGACGGACGGGGACCCTGCTGTCATTTACGACCTGCTCCCTTCTGAAAGCTCCATCAAAAAGAATTCGGACGGTTCGTGTTCCGTGTCTTCCATTACGTGCGTGCTCCGCAAGACGGACGGGAAGAATGCGCCTGTACGTGTAACCGTCCTGCCGGATGGTTATGCCATGATGCGTAAGATTGATGACGGGGAAGAGGTTGCCTACGCCATCGGAAGTCCGCTCTCCGTAACGTCTGCCGGCACAAGCATTACATTTTCCCTTTATTGCAACGGACAACCTGTAGACCGTGAAACGATTCCCGTGTTGACAAACGGCGAGGACGGGAAGCCCGGGCAGCCTGGGCATGACGGCGAAGATGGCAAACCCGGTGAAGACGCCTGCTATTATAGCATATCTCCTGCCCAAATGACCATCGGTCAGAAGATAACAGGCTCACTGGACCCTTCATCTTTTGTCTGCACCTGTTACAAGAACAGTAATAATACCCAGGCGGCAGAGTCCGCCCAATGGTACATATACCGGAGTAACGATAACGAATCATGGTCGCAGTATGCCACCGGTTCTTCCTATTCGACCACATTCACGGTCTCCGTGTCCTCTTCGTACAAGTATTATAAGATTGTGGCAAAACCGTTCAGCAACATTGAGTGTGTGGCTTATGCGCAGATAGTATCGGACGGAGAAGATGGGGACCGCGGACCACAGGGTCCGCAAGGTCCTGCCGGCGACCGCGGACCTTCGGGTTCCATGCCGCGCTACCGCGGCACATACAAATCGTCCGAGACTTATGTTTACAACAGCGAATACCGCGATATCGTGATATATAACGGCAATGCCTATATTGTCAAGCCGTACGGATATTCCGGTTCTGCCACCCCCACCAACACCTCTTATTGGGAACAGTCCAACAAGTTCAGCTTCGTGGCGATGGATACCGCCCTGATTGACGGAGCCAACATTGCCGGGTTCATGTTCAAGAGCCAGAAGATGCAGTCGCAGAGCGGCACGCTTACGCTGGATGGAATCAACGGGTCAATTGATGTGAGTAAAGGTACTATCGGCGGGTTTACGATTTCGAATAATTCCTTGTCGGTATCCGGGAACAATGCTTCCATTAAATTCGAGATCAGCGGATATAACTTCCTCCGGCTGAACGACCCTTCAAGCAGCGCATTCTTGGCTGCCCGTGCCGATGGCAGGACGGCGGCAAGTTTCAGCACTTATGGTTCCAGTAATTTGTCCATTGCCTTGGAGCTGCTATGTAACGCCGGCGGCTTCGGGTACGCGTTGAAGTCAAGAGGCAACGCGGAAATTGTTGCACGAAGCGGAGAGTTCGTCCGGATAAACGGATTGGCACTTAATGCGATTGAGGTTTCATCCTCGTATACTGTCAAAAGCAGCGATGATCTGATTGTATGTAAGAATACTTCTTCGATTACTGTCAGCCTGCCTTCTTCCGCAACCATGTGGAAGGGGAAGATTGTATTCATCAAGCCTGCCAATACCGGGAATATAACCATGAGCGGTTCCATACGGGAAGCCAACAACAGAAATCCGGTCGGTTCGACATCGATCAAGGACAACCATTTCCGGGGCTTTATGTATGACGGATATTATTGGAATGAAATGTATTTATCAATTTAAGAAAGAGATTATGAAAATAAATTTTAGAAAATTCCCGATGTATGCAAACATACGCAAGGACATGGTTGTGGAGCGGGACATAGCGGAAGAGTATGCCGATTCCATCTACAGGAACATTCCCGGAATATCGGCGCACGTGCTTGCCGAGAAGATATTTCGCTCCACCGGGGAAACCGAGCTTGACGATACCGAAGTGGACACCATATTAAGCAGCATAGACCTGTTCCCCGGAGTATTTGCCGATTCCATGAAGGATTATATCGGAAAACATAAACAGATACCGCCATGTCGCAAGGGATGAATGATATAGACATAAAGGATTTTACCCCTGTGTCCGGTGTCGGCGGGAATGATAACATACTGCTGGTCCTGTCTTCCGGGGTAAACGGGCGTATATCGGTTGCGCTGTTCAAGGCGGCGGTGTCTGACAGCCTGAAACCTTCCATCCGGGATGGCGTATGGTGGGTGGGAGACATCGGCACCGGAGTAGTCGCAGAGGGCAAGACGCCGGAATTCCGCAAAACAGAGACCGGCATTGAGTACAAGTATATTCCCGACCCCGACACCACATGGCGGCTTTTGGTTGACATAGCCGACATCAAGCTCCGTTTCGAAGACCTGACCGAAGATGAGGTGCGCATGCTTATTCCCCACCTGAAGGATTTTACTCCCGAAGAGATTGCCGAATTGCAACGCCCGGCTGCGGAGATGATCGCGAAGCTGGAGGATACCGACCGCACGGTGTCGTCCAATGAACAAACACGCATCAGCAATGAAAACGCACGAATCGGTAATGAAAACATCCGTAAACGACAGGAGAACGACCGCATATTGTTTGAGAACAAACGTGCCGAAGCGGAAACTGCCCGCGAGAAAGGATTTAAAGAATCCACAAAGAAAGCGGAAGAAGCGGCTGCGGCTGCGCAAAATCAAGCGGATCGCGCACAAGCCTACGCCGACAACCCGGCGAAGATCGGGGGAAACGGCAACTGGTGGGTGTGGGATGAAGAAACCGGCGAATACCGCGACACCGGCACTTTCGCCCGCGGAGATATAATGTTCGCCGCCTTCGACATCGACATAGCCAAGGGGGAACTCGTCTGTACCACCCCTGACAAATATACCGGTCCTGTTTTCACGTTGGATGACGGTGAACTATGTTTAACAATTAACGGATAAAAGGCGATATGGCAAAAACAATATTGGGAAGGGTGACTTTCATCCCGCGCGGGCGATATGCAGAGCCAGAGGAATACAACCGGCTTGACCTTGTGTTCCATTTGGGCAGCTCCTACGTGTGTCTCAAGGACAAGACCAAAGGCGTAACGCCGGGCACAGACGATGCCACATGGATGATAATGGCTGAAAAAGGCGCTGCCGCATGGGGCGATATGACTCCGGAGGAAAAGACCGAGGCGGCATCCGAGCTGGGAAAGGAGCTGTTCGGCTTCGTCCCGGTCCTGCTGACAGAAAACGAGTTTGAAAACCTTGGCGACCACATAGACCCGGACACCATGTATTACGTATTGGAGGAATAGCGTATGGGAATCGTGGTGAAAGAAAAAGAGGTGCTAGTCATCTACTACGGCTGGCGGGCGGTATCGGCCATCTACAAAGGGGCACGGCTTGTTTGGATGGCTGTAAGAAGCTGCTTCGGCAGCGGATATTGGGACGGGGACAAACCTTGGGACGGGGATGAGTATTGGGACGGTAACAAATAAAACAATGTGAATTATGGCAAAGATAAAACTGGATAAAGAGATTGAAAGCATAGAAGTGCCGTGGAGCACGTCTTCAGAAATGTATAAAGGTTCCCGTGTGGAAGAGTTCATCAAAAAGCAGTTCAAGAGCAAAGCCGGGTATCTGTCCCGGACAACGGACAAGGAAACAGACGGGAACTACCACCTTCGCGGCTTTGCCGACGAGGAACGTTATAATGAATGGAACAGCAACCCGGAAGCATTCGCAACGAACGTCCTGTTTGATATTGCCTTGCCAAGTGGCGACGGGTCGAGTTCGGCAACCAGCTATATCCTGAACCTTGTGAACGGTTCGGAGCGTACCATCATCACGACATCAAGAAAATTGAGTGTCAAGCTCCGTTTTACCTCGCAGGTATTCAACCCTGCCACGCAGCAGACCACCGATACGGGCGAAATGGGCGTACTGACGATACAGACCAAAGTGGAAGGCGCAAGCAACTGGAGCACCAAAGGGACGGTGAAGATTGAATCCTACCCGGCTGATTCATCCGACTGGGTGGAAGTCCCTATCGGCGATTACCTGACGCTCGGGCAGCAATCTGTCCGTATCATCTGCCGCGGTGAGACCACGGAACTGTCAACCACATACGTCAGTTACTCCATCACGGTGACAAGCCTTGCGCTTGACTTTGCCGCCACATGGGAAAATCCTTTTGACGGCGAGCGTATCCCATTGTCTTACTATGTCACCGGCAACATTGCCAAAGACCTTACGGTACGTGTCACCGGTAAGGACTACGACCGGACCTTTACCCGTGCCCTCGGTACGAACGTCTATACGGAAACACCCTATATTCTGGAGATTGACAGCCCCAAGAAGCATGGCGTCTATACCGTCACAGCTTACCTGAGCAGCGGTTCGTCAGTGCAGACCGATGATTTGGTTTCGCAAATCATGGTAGCCGAAGAAGGGGAAACGGGCATATTGATGGCGTTGAACGGCATACAGCGTGACCTGACCAACTGGAATACGGTGAAGTTTTTCGAGTGGGCGGTTTATAATCCATCAGCCGAAACAACGCCCGTGCAATTTCGCCTGATGGATGACAAGCTGCAAGAAGCCTATTTGACGCAGGACATTCCGGCGGCAGCCAACCGCACACGCTATGAACTGAGCGCGATGGTCGAAGTCGAAACGGAAGAAGGCGCAGGTGACACGCTGAACGGGCGCATGCTCTTTTATTCCGGCGATACGGAACTGCGGCAGCAGCTTCTCTTCACCATTGACAACAGCGAAAACTTTTCTCCCACCAAGGGGGCTGATTTCGTGCTGAACCCCAAACAGCGCACCAACACCGAGGAGAATCCGATGCGGATTGTCAACCAGGAAACTGGTGAGGAGGTCCCGTCCGTATGGAAAGGCTTCGAACTATTGACGGACGGATGGCAGACTGACAGTGCCGGAGCCAAATGCCTGCGCGTCCTTGCCGGATGCTCGCTGGATATTGACTACGAGAGCTATTCCGAAACCACCGGACAGACCCAGGAGAGTTCACTGACCATTGAGATTGACTACGCTTCCCGCAACGCGACCGACCTTGCAGAACCGATTATCCGCATGTGCTCCACCTACGCAAGCGACGGACTGCCCTTGGGCTTGGAAATCCGTCCGCAAGAGGCGTACTTCCTGACCACCGGGCACCGTACGCCCACCGACCAGGATGTGATGTTCCAGGAGGACACCCGCACCCATCTGGCTGTAAATATCATTTATAACCTCGGTGGGCATGGTATCAGTTACGTGCGTCTGTTCATCAACGGAATCATCAACCGTGAGTTCGTCTATACCGAAACAGACAAATTCATCCAGCGCGTGAATGGGGTGCTCACCTCGCACGGTATCCGCATCGGCTCGGAAACCTCTGATGTGGATATCTACGGTATCCGCATCTATAAGAAAGCCCTTTCAGCCACTGACATACGGCAGGATTATATGGCAAGTATGACGGAGGTAAGCGAAAAGATTGCGTTCCGCGACAAGAATGACGTATTGTATAATAACCTGATCAACTACGAGCGCGCTTCGCAGAAGTACAACACGATGCTCTGGACCGGCTCACTCCCTTATATCCTTGACCAGGCGAAGAAGAAAGGAGACCTGACGATTAATATTGTAGGCGACCCGTCCCACTCCGGTACGATTAAGGGAATGAGCGTGAAAGGACAGGGTTCGTCATCAAAGAAATATTTCCTGTGGAACCACCAGTACGGCTTTGGCGATTATAATTGGATTGACGGAAACGGAACCGACCGTGGAGCGGCTTACCAATTGACGGATGATGTGCCGCCTGCCACCAAGCTGGTGGCGAAACTGAACTGGGCTTCCTCCCAGCAGAGTCACAAGGCAGGGTCGTGCGACCTGTACCACGAATTGTGGAAAGAAGTGGTTGGCGGTAATTCCATCACGGAAACGGGTGGTTATGAAAAATGCCGTGTATGCGTCAAGCAACTTCCGTTCATGATGTTTGTCCGCGAAAACGAATCGGCTGAACCTGTATTCTACGGCTTGGTAACGTTCGGACCCGGAAAAGGCGACAAGCCGACATTCGGATATGACAAAGAAGTATTTCCCGACTACCTGATGATCGAAGGGTCGGACAACGGTGCCGTACTGACGCTGCACCAGGTACCGTGGAACGAAGACGTTGAGCCATCCATTGACGACGAGGGAGAATTGGAAGGATGGAAGTATAACGGGGTTGTGTCTTGGGATTTTGATTTGGGTAATGAAAAGCAGGTTGGTTATTTCCAAACGGCACATAACTTCATATATCAATGTTCCAACCGCCTGAAAGCGTTTGTGGGGACACTTGCCGAACTACAGGCTGCTGGTGCAGACCTTGAAAAAGACAAGATGTATTGGGTGACGAAGGCTGGAGGCGATGCGCAGCAGTACGACTTGTACCGTTACGACTGGCTTACTTCCACATGGGTGGATGCCGGGGTGAACAAATCAGGTGTTGGCAGTTATGAGAAATTGAACTTACGCACACAGCTCAACGATTACCTTGCCGGGTTCGATGAATCGGAAGCCGTGCAGAACCAGATATGGGAGGAAGTGAACGCGATGTTTATTAACGCACGTGTGGCAATGTTCAAATCCGGTATCGGACAGTATTACAACCTGTCGGATGCCAGATTTACAATGATGGTGATGAAGCTGATTGCCGCCAGTGACAACCGGGCAAAGAACACATACCAATACCTTGACCCGAAGACACACCTGATATGTTTTGCCCAGGACGACATGGATACCATTTTCCTGACCGACAATCTCGGGCGCAAGGACAAGCCCTATTATGTGGAAGAACACGACCTGAACGCAAACGGAAAGAACTATTGGAACGGTGAAGTGAACACGTTCTACAATTTGATGGAATTGGCGTTCCCGGCTGAATTACGCTCAACGATGAAGGCGATATTTTCAGCAATGGCGAAAATCGGCGGTTCGCCTATGGGTTGTTTCGAGAAGTTCTATTTCCGCATCCAAAAGTATTTTCCGGCTGTTGCCTATAACGAGACGGCACGGCTACTCTACGAATACGCAGAGCAAAAAGCAAACGAAGGATTGTATAATCCACCCTCCGTATCGGCTATCTCGCAATCACTCGGAGACCAGTTGCAAGGTGAGATGCAGTACCTGAAGATGCGCACCGTGTATCTTTCCTCGTTCTGCTCGTATGGCGATTTCAGCGTGGCAAGCTCGCAGTCCATATCGTTCCGCAGCCGCTACACAAAAGATGGCAAACAGCCGACTTATACCTTTAACCTGCGTCCGTTCATGTGGATTTATCCGGCGGTGGCTATCGGGCAGTCATTGGGCTTTGGGGCTGACAATGACGGGAAAGCGTACGGACTTCCGCAGCGTGTCAAAGCCGGGGGAAACTATACCATATCATTTATAACGGATAACGACACACCCTGCGCGCTCCTGGCACCGGACTGCTACAGCAGCATCGGCAATTGGGGTGACAAGCCGTTGACCGGGGAATTTGCCCTGTCGGGAAAACGGCTCACGGAGTTTTCCGCCGGACGTGAAGAAGGCATAAAGGTTGTCGAGTTCAACGCTTCCAGCTTTAAGATAAACACGCCAAACCTGAAACGCCTGAACCTGAACGGCGTGGAAGCGTTAGCCGGTATACTGGACCTGTCGAAGCTGACACGTGCCGAAAGCCTTGGTGTGTCGGGAACCGCCCTTTCCACCGTGACGCTTCCCAAGACCGGAAGCCTGGAGAACCTGGAGCTGCCCGCCAAGTTGACCGCGCTGCATTTGGATGATCTGCCCGGATTGAAGACGGCTGGAATCGAAGGCGTAGGCAACCTGCAAACTGTCTACGTCGACCAGAAAGGTGCCGGGGCGTTCAACAGCCGGGCATTCGCCGCGCAGTTGTACACCGGGGCGACCGAAGAGTTAAGCAGCGTGACGTTCAAGTCCGTTGAATGGGAATCCGTCACGGCGGATATGCTTGTGTTCCTGTGTGACAAACAATCTGTCCTGACAGGGTCCATAGCCCTGATGAACGCATCTGGCGACCGGTATATCACGTTTAACGAGAAAATGAAGCTGGTAGGACGCTACGGAGATATTGACAGCACGGATAATCCGCTGTATGTCAGTTATCCCGTCCGTGCCATCAACTCCATATCCATACAAGGCGACAACTACATTTTCACGCTTGGGGAATACACCGGATTCCATATCAGCGTATTGCCTACCAGTGCCAACAACGTGAAAATCGTGGACGGGCATGCTGCGGTCAACTGGTCAATCGAAGATGGAGCCTCGCTTTATGCCGGGTTTACCGATCCTGTAAACGGCGTGCTTCATGTAAAGAAATTGAGCGATGCGGCATTGAAGGAAAGATTCACGGTGACGGTGGAAGTAATCACGATGGACAACAGGGTAATGAAACAGACCAAGCAGGTCGGGTTCTTCAACCGTATACCCGAAATCGGGGACTTCGCCTACGCGGACGGCACATTTGACGATGCCTATGACCCTAGCAAGACACTCGCCGGCGTGGTATTTATGCGAACAAAGAAGAGCGATACCGAGTACGAACTGCGTATAGATGCCGCCGAGGATATCATAATGGTAGATGAAAATACGAATGTTGTAAGTTGGCCATGGGGATTGTACCCGGAGGCTTCCGCCACCAACGGATTTCCACAGGAAATAGAGGATGCCATCCAGAATGCTGCCGGCATTGCTTCAGCGACAGATACCGCAATGCCGAATATAAACAGCACCGGGCTGTCTCAAACGACCGACCCAAATAACGGTAGACCATCTTCCAACTACATCAACGAAGATAACTACTTGGATGATGATACGGATGACGGATATGCCGTACTCACATCAGGTTCTGTCAATGACTTTGACGGGAAGGAGAAAACGGATATCATCATTGAGCACTGCAACCATATCCTGCTGAATTATCTGGACGTCCCATTGCCGGAAACCATGGAAGAGCTTTACAAGGCGATGAAAGAGTTGGCTGCTTCCAATTCCGGTGCAAAAAAGTACTGGCAGTTCTATTATCCGGCAGCATATATGTGCCGGTTGTACGAGCCGAAAGCCGAAGCGGTGCATGAGCAGTACCGCAGCGGCAATTGGTATCTTCCGGCAAATGGTGAATTGGCACGTATCTACAATTTCCACAATTGCAGCCGTGGCTTCAAGATAAACACGACCCCGACAGCGGATTATGCAGATGAACACCCGTCAAGCGAAGCGCGGATGCCGTTATTCGCAAACATGCTGAAACGGGTAAGGGATATCAATGTCGGTGCGAATCCTTTTGCCTTGCACTCCGCCTCGTGGTATTGGTCCAGTACCGAGTACAGCCGCGGCAGCAGTTGGTATGTGTACTTCTCCAGTGGCCACACTAGCAGCAGCGGCAAGTGCAACGGTGTTAGGGCGCGGGCGGTGGCAGCATTCACTTTTAAACTTTAACCTTTCGGCGCGCTCCTTTTGGAGCGTGCCTTGAAGCAGATTATAATATGAAACAGGAAACAGCAGAAAACAAGGAACAAAAATGCGTTTGTCTTACTGGTGAAGAGATTGCCCGAAGCAACGCCGCGAAAGAGAAACAGAAACGGGGGACCGCCCAGCTTCCTGCCTTTCGTGCGGCAAGCAACCTGATGTTTTCGATAGCGCAAATCATGATGGCTTGCCCTCGAAAACTGAGCCGGTATACCGATTTGATGATTTCCGATATGTCGGAAGTCGGTAAATCGGTTGCCCTTGCCAACGAATCGAGAGGGGAAGAACGGAGCTGGTACATCAGCAATGCAATGTCTTTGCTGTTTGTTATCCGAAATTATTTTGTGATTTTGGAGCGTGTCGGTGTCTTGTCGAAAGACAGGTGCAACAAACTCCGCAGCGAATCTGATAAATTGATTGCGCAGTTGACAGCATGGCGCGATTTCACAAGCCGTCAGGGTTTTAATACTGAGAAGGTATGAATAGTGTACGGCGAAATCCTCTGAATGGGCGTATTACTATGGTGGCAAGCCATAGTAACGAAGATGCAAATACGCAAGAAGTCTCCGCCTCGTGGTATTGGTCCAGTACCGAGAACAGCCGCAACAACAGTTGGTATGTGAACTTCTCCAGTGGCAACACTAGCAACAGCAACAAGTACAACGGTAATAGGGCGCGGGCGGTGGCAGCATACGGAACGGATTTCAAATGTTTCCTGGATACGGTTATCGATGCTTATAAGGACTGCTTACGCGGGAAGATGAGTTCCTGCCAGGCAGTCGAGTATATGCAGATAGCCGAAGAAGACATTGTCTGTTTAGCGATAGAGATGTGGACAGGTGTATATAAGCCGTCCACATCCACCTGTTTTCTTGTAAGATACCCGAAACTGAGGGAAGTGTTTGCTGCCAATTTCCGTGACCGTATCGTGCACCATTGGATATGCCTGCGGCTTGAACCTTTGTTTGAAGAGCGGTTCGAATCGCAGGGGAACGTGTCACATAACTGCCGTAAGGGTTACGGTACCAGAACAGCCGTATTAAGTGCTGTGCAAGGCATGGAGGCTGTTTCCTGCGGCTACCGCAGACCGGCATGGGTGTTCAAGGGCGATTTGGTTTCGTTCTTCATGTCGATAGACCGGGTGTTGCAGCTTGGCATGCTGCTGCGCTTCACGAAAAGGAAATACCATGGTGGGTACAAGGAAATCCTTTTAAGGGTGATACGGGCGGTTGTATTGCACAGCCCGGAAAAGGATTGCGTGTTCAACGGTGATACGACCTTGTGGAGGCAGTTGCCCGAAAACAAATCCCTGCTTCGCAACGGGGAGGGCAAAGGCGGTCCGATAGGCAATCTGACCACGCAGTTGTTTGCCAATTTCCTCATGTCCTTCTTTGACAGTTATGTAATATGGAAGACACGGCGGTTGAACTCCCATTATGTGAGGTTTGTGGACGATTTCCTGTTGGTATGCGACGACCTGAAAGCATTGCAGGGGGTGATACCGGAACTTGAAGCATTTCTTGGCGGGAAATTGCTGTTGAAGCTGCATAAGGACAAGCGGTACCTGCAACCTGTGTCGCACGGGGTTTTATTCGTAGGTGTGTATATCAAGCCCGGAAGATGTTATTTGAGTAACCGCACATTGGCAAGGTTCAAGGAACGTGCCACAGGCTTTAACCGGATGATTGAAACAACCGAGCTGACCGCCAATGATTGCGCCCGCATCCAATCGGTCCTGAATAGCTATCTTGGGTTCTGCAAAGGGCTTAAGACCTACCGCCACAGGAAATGGATATTATCGCTCTTCGGGAGCGGATTCTATAAATACTTTTACATATCAGGTCATTTTGAAAAGGTATGTATCAGGAAGAGGTATAGGAAAATGTATAAAGAGTTGAATTATGTATTACCAAATTAACGCAATCATGGAAAAGAAAAAGTATGAAGAGAAGCCATCGGTAGTGGTGGTTGACAAAGTGGTGGATCAAATCTACACCACTGTGAATTTTGGTATCCGGGAGGTTGAAGGCGGATACGAAGCATACACGGCGACAATGACAGGACACCTGACGGCCGATGAGTTTGTGAAACGAATAAACGGGTATGGATTGAACGAGGAAATGACCACCCAAGAATTGGAAACTATATTTGAAGCTCTTGGGTTTGCAGGCGGTAATGAAACGTCTGTATTCAAAGAGTTCATGTTAAACAAGATTGCTGCTTATGACCGGTCGGAGACTGTCAATTCGTTCATGCTCGCCGGTAATCGTATTTGGCTGGACAAAGCAACCCGTGTCGGACTGGTCAATTCAATTGGCATAGAAAAAGATGCCGGAAAGCCGGAAACCAACCTTTGGTTTGGTGGAGTGAAGTACACTATTCCGGTAGATACCGCATTGCAGATGCTTGCAGCGTTGGAGTTGTATGCCCTGCAATGCTATAATGTAACTGCCGAACATGCGGCGCAGGTCGAACAAATGGAAACAGCAGAGGAAGTGAAGTCCTTCGACTATTCAGCGGGTTATCCAGAACAATTAGTGTTTAATCTTTAAAAATAAAAAGTTATGATTTGGTTAGTGATTTTATCAATGTTGGTGATAGCTGCTTATACGGCAGCGGTATGTGTCAAACAAGGGGGCGTTCCTGCTTCCATCAGTGCCACGTTCTATAAGTTGGAACACAAGCATTGGTTTATGGTAACGACGTGGCTTACCGCCGGGCTGCTGATGCCTGCCATCTTGGAAGTGAGTAAACCGGATACCGAGTTTTTGGCGTTCTTGTCCTGCATAGGTATGCTGATGGTTGGTGCAGCCCCCAACTTCAAGGATGAGTTTGAAGGGAAGGTGCATACCACCGGGGCTATCTTGTGTATCGCAGGCTCTCAGCTGTGGGTTGCCTGTAATTGCCCGTGGTGCCTGACGGTATGGCTTGCCTACATTATTTATACGTTGGCGATGATGCCCCGCCACGTATCGGACAGCATCATAACGGATTTCCTGCGTACCAAGCCGATGTTTTGGATTGAGATAGCCGCGTTGTCAGCTACTTATGCATCCATATTGGTTGCAGGTTTATAATGTAAAAAAATCCCTGCATGCCTTTTCGGACAGCAGGGAAAAACTTATGCAACGACCTCGCCAGGTCTATTGGGTTATGAAAAACACATGCAAAAATAACATTTATAATCAGATAAACAATAGACGGAATGGAATTAAATGACTGGTTGGCTATAATCGGGGCTTTCGGGGGATTGGAGGCTGTCCGCTGGGGTGTCACGTTCTGGGTAAACCGCAAGACGAACGCGCGGAAGGAGGATGCGTCCGCCGATTCAATGGAGGATGAGAACGAGCGTAAACAGGTTGATTGGCTGGAAGAACGTATCGCCCAGCGTGACGCCAAGATTGATGCGTTATACGTTGAACTTCGTAACGAACAGTCTGATAAGCTGACATGGATTCATAAGTGCCATGAGCTGGAACTACAATTGAAAGATGCCGAGCACAACCGTTGTGACAGGCCTGACAGCGAATGTGGCCGTCGTATTCCACCACGCAGAGCTACATTAATTAAAGATAAGGAGGAAAAGAAGAATGGCTGACGTAAGAAAACTTGCACCGTTTATCCTAAAGTGGGAAGGCGGTTTTGTAAATGACCCTGACGATTTGGGAGGGGCTACCAATATGGGTGTGACTATCGGAACCTATGAGGCATATTGCCGAAAGAAAGGATATTCCAAGCCTACAGTTGAAAGATTGAAAAATCTCACGAAAGAGGAATGGACGGAAATCTTGAAGACCATGTACTGGGACAGATGGAAGGCTGATTTGATACAGAATCAGTCTGTAGCAAATATTCTTGTGGACTGGGTGTGGGCATCCGGTGTTCATGGCATTAAGATTCCTCAACGCCTGCTTGGTGTTACGGAGGATGGCATTGTAGGTCCCAAGACCATTGCTTCGGTAAATGCCAAGAACCCGCGTGAGTTGTTCGACATGATTAAGATTGCACGGTTTGACTTCATTGAGGATATATGCCGCAAGCGTCCTGCGAACAACAAATTCAAGAGAGGGTGGATGAACCGTATAAATGATATCTCTTATGTTGGTTAGGGTTATGAACTTGGTAAGCCGGCATATATTGCCGGTTTCCTTTATGTGTTGTCTGTTCCTGCTGCTATCATGTGGCAGCTCGCATAAGGCTGTTAAATCTGACACAGAGATTGTACTGAAGGATAGTACACGTGAATCGGTCAACATCGTACATGGTTCTACAACTTCTTTAAGAGAGTTGATAACCACTAATGGCAACTATGTGATTGATTTCCGTATCTATGATACAAGAAAACCACCTGACCGCCTGACCGGGGAATATCCGTTACTGGCTGACGGACACGTAGAAGGTGATTTTAACAAGAATAAAAAGAAGGAAACTGCAACCGAAGACAGTACGGAGGTGAAAGCTGACAAGGAAACCACTTCCACCAAACATGAGGAAACCAAGACTGAAGGGGTAAAGGAGAAAAAAGAATCCACGCTGCTTAAACAAATAGGTTTTGCCTGTGTTTGTGTAACCGTTTTGCTTGTTGTCATGTTGGTGGTACGAAAACATTGGCGCAACAGGCAAGCTTCATCATAAGACTTTAAATCTATAAATTGGACTGCTCCGGCTTGCGAAAGTCGGGGCATTTTTATATGTTTGCTGCAAAATGAAGTATTTATGAAAAACATTGTTAAAGAATATATTGCGAAATGCAATAAGAATCATCGCTACCTGTCATGGGAACATTGTTATGAAGCCTTTGGTAATCCTAATAATTCAATAGACTATTTGGCTTTGCATTTGGCTTTCTATCTTGCTAGCTGGGGAATGTACAGGGGGTCCACTGAGTTACTACAAAAAGATTATAAAATTCATATTCCAGTAGTAGAATATATAAAGCCATTAGCCTTAAGACGTGATTGCGTAATTGAAGCAGATAAAGCACAAGAGGTTATGAATGAAGTTAAAAATAGATATGAAAATATTGCTATAAAAGCTTCAAGAACACTGCAAACAAAGGTCTTGTTGGGTACATTGGGATGTATTCCGGCTTTTGACCGTTTTTTTGTAGATGGATGGAAACTGAAAGAAGGGTCTATACCCACCATTAGCTCTGTCTATGAATTTGCAAAAAATCATGTGAGAGATATAGAAGAGTGTCAATTGATGATTGATAGAAACATGCAGTATCCTCCAATGAGGATTGTAGATATGTACTTTTGGCAATTAGGATATGATGAATCCCAAAAGAGAAAACCTAAGGCGAGATCGTAATTTAAACTGTGTCAATCCTTAACAAGTCTGATTATCTCAAATTTTACTTTCGGATAAATATCTGAATATCAGATGAATTCAGAGTAGTA